CATTTCAACACTACACTCAAAAAACGCATCGTACTCGCTACGGCTGCTGAGAATGCCATTTCTATTACTCGCTCACACGATCATGCCTCAGCTCTCCACCACGCATTCCTTTCTCTCCTCCGTCTCAAATCAGACGACCACATTCCTTTTGACGCAGAACTTTTCGATTCTTGTATTCTTTCTTCCGAACGCAAGAAACTTGAAAAGGGTGCCTCCGTTCTTTCGCAGAACACCGACAGGTCCGATCCGGACAACTTTCAGACCAGTGCAGAACACATTCGTTTGTTTACCAAGACCCAGCTAAAAGCTAAGGTGGACACCATCAACATCCCGGCCAAAGCAGGTCAATCATTGGCTTTGTTCCAGGACCGTCTCCTTATGCTTCTTGGCCCAGTCGCTCGTTATTTGGCTATTCAGATCCGTCGTCGTTTACCTCCATCAATCTTTTGGCATAACGGCACTTCCCTTGACGATCTCAATGCTTACGTGCAGACTCATTGGAAAGACATTCCTTCTACCACCGGTGACGCCACTTTCTTTGATTACCATCAAGGTGCTCCTGGGCTGTTGTTCGAACAAGCCCTCCTTGAAACATTCGGTCTTCCCCAGCCTCTTATCCGTGAGTACATTCGGACTAAGGTTGACACCACTTGTTTCTTGGGTCATCTCGCCATTCTTCGTCTTTCCGGGGAATGGTTCACTCTTGACGGCAACACTTATTATAACATCGCCGACTTTCTTTTACGTCATCCCCAGACCCTTAGGAATCTACACGCTCCCGTGGATTCCCCCGACTTTCGTTCCTTATTAGTCGTTGGTGATGACCGCACTTATAATGACCAGCTCACAGACCCTGGTGAGTCTTTCCGTTTCCACAAGACCTCACCTCCCCAAAAATACGAGATATCTCGACAACCTTCTTTCGTATCCCTGGTCGTTTCTTCCCGCGGTGTCTTTAAAGACCCCCTCCTCCTTCATTTACGCCTCGTGTATCATGACGTCACTAACAATCTTTCAGAGGTCCTTGCCAGCTATTATTTAGAACATTTAGTCGGTTACAAGACTATTCTAACTCATCCAGAACTCCTCTCTGAGATGCAGCGTGAAGCCTTTGATCTCAATTGTCGTTATTTTACTAAACACCATTCTTTTATTCCCGGTTTCTTATTGGGCACCTACAATGCGGCCCTAACCCCTCTCATTAACCTTTTCGCTCCCGGCAGACGTCCACTCTTTTTACGTCTTCGTTCGGCTTTCCGCAACTCCGACCCCACCTTCTCTGATCTCCTTGGTTCCCTGCCCGGTGTCTGGGACCAGCCTAACATTCATTTGGTGCTTCAATTGTTCAATCTGTACGTAGGTCAACGATCCGCCGACCATCCAACCATTACCTATGAACTACTCGAACATCTGTCGCTCCCAGCAGGAGACCATCAATGAGCTACGCCAACTCGTTCGCACGCTTCAGGCAACCCAGCAGGGTCAGCAGTCTGGTTCCGGAGACGCCCCCGTCATCTCCGGATCCGGAATCACAACCTACTGCGGCGTCGCTTTCAACTACCGCTTCACAGGACCCGACCACTCGCGCACCTACACGATTGCCTGCCACGATGCCTCCTTCCACCACCCCAGAGTCCATTCGGGGAACACAATCAAGATTGCCGCAAGAGCTGCCTTCCAATGCTGTGGTCACGTTCTTACACAAGGCCCTCCTCAGTCTCCTCCTTTACCGGGCCGATCTTGTTCCCACCCCTGTCTTAGCTGCTCTCTTGGGTCAATCTGATATTTACTTCAACGAGATCCCACGACCCGAGCCGTTACC